GATAAAAATCATTGTCAGTAGGATCATATCCTTCGCTTTTAAGTTCTGCATCTATCGCTAGTGCAGCAGCAGTCTTAATGTTATCCTGTCCAAACCAACTATTCTTTGAAGCCCATTCTTCAGCCCTAGGATCATTAGCTTGTTGAGGAGGAGGTCTATGTTGAGGTTGCGGTTGTGTTTGTACTGGAGCAACTTCTTCTGCTTCTTTATAATTTTGTTTAGCAGAAGAGACTGTCTTTAGATCAGCTTGTGCCTCATTCAACATTTCCTGCGCTTTTAAAAGCTTTTCTTTTTCTCCTTCTTCAAAAGCTTCCATATAAACTGTTCTGGCAAGCTCAAGTTTATCAGTTAATTGTTTCTCAGAAGCATCAAGACTTAATCTATTAACTTGAGTTACTTCTTTATCTTTCGTTCTGAGGCTACCTGATAGTACCTCATTTTTTTGGATGAGAGCAGTAATCTGTTCGTCACGTTCTTTTCTTTGTCTGATAAGTTGCCTTATTCTTTTTTCAGCCCCCTTTGTTTCTATACCTTCCAGTTCTGGAGCTTCTTCTTTTTTTTCTTCAGTTTCTATCTCTGGTTCAGCTTTTACTTCTACTTCTTCCTCTTCTTCTATTTCAAATTCTACTTTTTTCTGCTCTTCATTCGGAACTTCTATTTCGCTCCACTCTTCCTTTTCTTCCATTTCTACCTCCGTTGTTTACGAGATCAACGATTTAACGCTACTCTATTATACCATACAATTAACGATTTCCCAAATTAAAAGTTGGATCAAGATCTTTTGGATCTTCTACTCTCATATTAATCTGATCATCAAAGAGTAAAATAAGTCTCACTCCCTTATAAAAAAGCTTAGTTCCTGCATGTTTTCCATAGCATACGTGATCTCCTATATCACACCATGCACCAGCAGGAAACTTATCTTTATCCATATATGCCAGATCACCCAAAGCTAGTACCATACCTACTGTCGTAAGATAAGACATATCATCTTTGGTTGAGTCTGGAAGAATAATACCACCTTTTGTCTGGCTCTTTACAGATACTGGACGTACCAGAATATGAAATCCCGGTAGTTCTGGTAGTACTTCTGGATCTTCTACTTCAGTAGGATCGCTAATCCATAAATCATTTTTAATAGCTTTGCCCATTTGTACTTGTTGCATATTACTCCTCATCGTCTGCGTAAGTTCGCTTTTTAATAATATCAGTGAGATTGCCTCTAGCCCATTCCAGACCTTGTATTGATCCTACAAGTTGTCTGTAGTGAGCATAGTCTTCAGCAGCCCCACTACTCAATGTAATTCTTAGGTTCTGAATTTCTTCATTAACCTCCTGAATCACTTCATCCCAAATTTCCATTGGTTAGTTTTTTTTACCTTTTACAGGATTTGGAAATTGCCATTTACCATAATCCCATTCATCTAGAGCAGCAGTCGATTCCCACTGACCCATTGCTTCTTTTGAAAAAGGATCTCCAAAAGTTACTGGTTTATAAGAACTTGTTTGTTTAGAAGTAATATAACCTTTACCTTTTGTCACTTCTTTTATTTTTATTGTCATGCTTAACCTCCTTCTTTCTTGGATTGTTCAATTGCTAGTTTAACTAAGGCTTCAAGACCTTTCATATCTAGATCTTTTTCATCTCTATTATTTTGTTTCAGGATATCTTTCATAATTCTTTCTCTGGTTCTCTCATTTTCCGCATTTATTTTAGACTCTTCAATCCCTACCTTGGACAGGACATCTAAAGTCTTTATGTCTTTTTTACTTTTTCTATCAAGAGAAGCTTTCTCTTTCTTGAAAGTATCTGTAGCTCCAGACTTCAGCATATCTATGATCTGTTCATTTTCATCAAGCTCAAGTTTCTTATTTTTCAGTTCCATTTCAGCAGCCTGTACAACTGTATCTGATTGCAACTTCTGTTTTTGTAATTCTACTTTAGCCTGTTCCAGAGATACCAGTTGTTGTTCTGGAGACTGAGCCATTCCTATAGCCTTGTTTGCATTCATTACCTGTTGTGCAGCTTGAGCCATTACCATTTCTACTACAGCAGGATTCTGTGCTTCTTCAGTCGGCACCTGTTGCATCATTTCCTGTGCTACTCCACTCATCTGTTCCTGATACTTCATTACCGAATGTTCCTGTATATTAGCTTCCAGAACAGGACGTAATCTTTGCATGATAGGATTAGCTCCATTCATAGGATCTTGTAGATAAGCCATCTTGGTTTGAATGTGAGCATCATGGTTCTGCCCCGGAAAGGCTGCTATGGGTATTCCTTTCGTAGCAGCCATAATATCCGATACAGGGTCCATCGGTTTAGGTTCTATCTTGGGAGGGAGTATCTCTTCAAGGTTTGGCATATTAGCTGCATGAAGTATTGTTCTGTTCAATGCTTCAAGATTAAACATGCCGGGAGGAGACTGTTGTGCCATCTGAAGAGCCATATTAGCCATCATCATACGGTGAGCATTAGATGGTATGTTAGGATCAGAGACAGGAACTATATCTACTCTTCCATCAAAATCATTTTTAAATATACTACGATCTTCAAAAGGGACATCATAAGGATATTCATTGGGAAGATAATCATAATCTATCTTCGCCAATATCCTAAATTCATCTCTCTGTGATTTATGAATACGTTTATGGATGGCGGTAAAGAACTTACTGCTGGCTTCTAGTAAAGCCATAGTTGTTCCAACGGGTCCATAGGAGGCAGCATCAGAGATAACCTGCTCTGTGCTATCCGCAAACTTCTGACCAGCATTAGCTACAAATTGAAGCATCTGAAATAGAGTTTGGGAAGGCTCTTTATAGGGGAGAGGAATAATAGCCTTTGATAAATCTATACCAGTTGCATCAACCTCCTTGAACTCACCTGGAGAAATAGGTTCATTGTCACCAACAATCCTAAGTCCCTTGGCTTTGAAACCTCCCTGTAGGTTGGCAAACTGACCTGCATCTATGAGGGATCTCATTGCAGCGGTTGCACTCATGGTAAGATTTCCAAGGAAATGTATCAATCCTAGTCCGTAAAAACCAAAACCCGGTACAAACCTGTAGTGTACAAAGTGACTACGTTTTTCCATATTTGTATCATCAGGTTCATAGTTTCTACGAATACTAAGGACTTGTCTGGACTGTTGTTCTACTGTTACGATATAAGGTAGTGATTGATCTTTATCTTCTATGTCAAGATAACAATGTTGTTCCAGTAATACATATTGAGGATCTTTATCAGCAGAGGGAGATATACCAAGTATAGTATCCATTCTTTCTGTGAAAGATGTAATAGGTGACTGCTGCGGAGAAGGAAGGTCTGCTTCTTTGTAGACACCAGCCAGTATATCTTTCTGTATTTCTACAGGACTTCTATAAATAACATGTGTATATCTGTCTGCATTCCTAAGATCAGTTGCATAGTAGGAAACATAGAACTGATCTATGGGGATAAATTCGGAGACAGGACGTTTAAGTGTTGCACTATAGTATATCTTCTTGAATGCTGATCCTATCAAGGGAAGATGGAAAAGCATTCTTTCAAATTCATCGAAGTATTCAGGCATCTGCTCAGTTAACTGATAGTTCATAAAGTTCTGGACACGATTAGCCTGTGTCTGTTTCTCAGGAGTTATACTACCTAGTATATTAGCCTTGACCGGACCAGAACTAGGAAAGAGTTCTCCAGAAGCCTTTGACTGAAACTTGACTGCCGATTCAATAAGGAGTGGATGTACGGCTGTACACGCTCCTTCAAAGGGTTGTGATCCCGGCTCAAGTTTAAGTCCCAGTAAGTCAAAGCCTCTTTCAAACATAGACTCCCATTCACCTCTGGAATCTTTATCTGCCTGATAATTATCTATTACATCTGAAGAGATTTCTCTGAGGTCTTCTTCTTCTATCGTATCACATAAGTCTCCATACCACTCTGCTATATCTTCTGAAGGATTCATTGTAACATCTTCACTGTCAAAGTCTACTATAACTCCACCATCATCCGCTACTTCAAATGTAGCATCAAGGTCTGTTTCTTCTACCGGAGCCATTGGAACTACATTAGGTACTTCTTCCGGTATCCGATCATATGGGTTTTTTTCAGTTGCCATTATTTATCCTATGAAAAAATATTTTCGGGTAGGTTAAGCATCTTAGCCGCTTCCTCTCTACCAAATATAGAAGCTATATTATCAAACTGGGCCTGACGAGATTGTGCTACTGAAGCTACTTCAGAACGTTTATCCAGTTCTGCTGCAATTCCTGTTAAAGGTTTCTCTACCTCTTCAGAAACAGAAGCTTGTTGAACTGGTCTGGGTTTTTGAATACTTGTCATTGGATCATTATCAGACTGGCTTGGAGTATATATATCTGGTTCAACTAAAGATCCGTCATCCATTACTCGGAAAGTTTTTCCCTCTGGAGTTATAAACTCTCCTAATAC